AACTGTTTCTGTATTTTGAATTTGGTCAATTGTAAATGAACGTTCGCCTGAGTTCTCTACTCGGAAACCTTTAACATAAGCAACGCCTTGACCTAATAACGCAGTTACTTCAGTATTTGCTGAACCAGCTGGTATTCTGTCATCGCTTGAAACTGGGAAACTTTCTAATACATAGTTACCTGACTCTTCGTATGTTCTTCGAGCCATTTCTTCACCGAGGATATTATATTGAGAAACATCTCTTAATCCAACTGCGCTACCATTTTGATAACGAATAATTGTAAAGAAATCAGCATCTGCACCAGCTTCAGCAGGAGTCTTAACAACTAAATTTGGTGTTAGTTTTAATCTGTCAGCACCAGGTGCATTTTCGTTTTTAGAACCAAACGCGTTATCAAATAATGAGTCGTCTTGTAATGCACTAATTGTTTGTTCTGTTGTTTCAAATCCTACATTTTTATCTGAAGGAACATCAGAATAGTTTTCTACAATTAATGTTTGTTCGTTAGCAAATATAAAATGACCTTTTTGGAAAATAACACCAGGTGACATTTGAATACCAAATGCTTTACCTACTCTATCACTAGCAGTTGAGAATGTTACATTAACTGGTATGGTTTGTGGTGTTGGGTTACTTCCACTAGGAGATGTAGTTCCACGCTTATATTTGTATAAATCAATAGAGAAAGATTCACCTGCTTCAAACTGTGTGTAATTAGTATTTAAAACTTCTGTAGTATTTAAGTACTTAATCCAAAATGTAGTTTGTGGGTTTTGCTGAGACGCGTTTGAACCTTTACGAGCTTTAAGAATCTGAGCTTGAATTCCAGAAACAGCACCAGTTATAATATAGACTTTATCAATCTCAATTTCTTCACTACCAACTACTTCAGTTGAAGGACCACTTACATATTCAAGCGGGTCAAATTCTGCGGTATCTACTAATTTAACATAACGCAAATCATCAATATTATTAAAGGTACATCCTTTTACGATACTACCTTCTTTATAGATATTATCACCAAACTGTTCAACTTGGTTTTGCAGAATACTTTGCAGTTGTGTTAACTCACGAGCTTGAACCGCAAATCCCGGCTTGAACAAGACGCGATTGAATTGTTTATCTTGGTCGTAATCGTCAAAATATGGCGATTGATTGAGATTTGTGTTAATAGGCATTTATATTATTTCCTTAAAATTCCAGTACAAACTTAAATTCCTCACGAGATAGGTCTGTTCTAGCAAGTGGGAAGAAGTTCTCCATAAAGTAAACTTCACCAGTTTTCTGCATATAATCTGATAGTGTAACATTTGAGGCTACCGGACTATTTATATTGATTGTCTGGCCAGATTCGTTTCTAAATGGTAAGTTTAAATCTAATGGGACATCGTTTGTATTATTTGTATGTAATTGACCTGTATTAGCATTATTTGGATAAGGTCCTAAATATTCAGCAATGTAAACTGTATTTGCTGATGTGTCAACTTCATGCACCTTAGCACTAAATACTGTATCATTATTACTGTCTACTTGAATAATTGTACTATTTGCAGATACTTTATTATAGTCGTCCGTTACTATTGCAATTCTATTATCGAATACATTAGCTGTAAACCCTGTGTCAAATTCAGGTGCACGTACGATACCAACTCCACCATACGTATTTACATCACCAATTTGTGTATTATCTTCTGCTGTAATATATCCATAAAAACTGAAATGCTTACATCTTAATTCATCAATTAAATTAAATCCATGACCGCCAGGTGGAGATAAACGAGGTCGTATTAATGCACGAACATCTGTTGTTGTTTCATCTTCTGGTAAAAATGAATTAGCACCTGGGTCTACAATTTCTGCAACTGCATTCGTATATCCGCTTCCTTCGTCTAAAACTGTAATTGTTGTTATTCTATTATTTACTATATTTGGTATTGCTACGGCTCCAGTACCGTCACCTTTAATATTTAATCTTGGAATAATTTTAAAATTAGCATTACTTTGTACACCAGATAAATCAGGTGTAGCTACTCCAGTTAGTAATTCTGCGCCAACTCTAATTTCTGCATTACCTGTGGCCTGATTAAAAGAATAATATGTAATTTGGAATAATCTAGAAATTCCATTAGATGGATTAGTTGAGTATAAGAATTGGCCTGTAAAGTAATTAGTTACAGGGCTCCAATTATCTGAAAAAGGAGTTACGATTAATACGCCAGAAGGAAACGGTGATTGAATTAATCCACCAGTGTATTCATCATATCCAAAATTATCAAGCGGATTATCGACTACTATATCTGAAATTGTGCTTGCAGTATTAGCTGATGGGTTATTAGGAGATGGTGTAGGTGTAATTGGCACATAACCAATTGCGTTATAAGAATCAAATTCTAATGAAGAAATAACATACATATATTTCCAAACATATCCATCAGCAGTTAGATAAATTTGACTAGTATTCGTTGGGTCATAACTAGGTGGTGTAGCAGCAGCTCCGCCATTATTATTATTTAAACATTTAAATACTCGATAATCACCAGTATCATTATCGTTTGGACCTACAACTGCATAGAATCTTTGGTCTGTTAAATCAACTGCATCATCATATTCAACATATACTTGACCAACCTGCCAAGGATAGTATTTAACCATAAAATGAATATCACTTTGAAGTATTTTTTTACCAAAAAGCGTTCGTTCTAAAAATCCAACTTTGGAAGTTTGAGCATCTTCGGGTGAAAATGTGTCAATACCAGAAACGAAAACATAGTAATCGTTATTAGCAAGGTCATCAATAAATAACCTTGTTACATCTGTTTTAAAACTATTGCTTAATATTTCTGCCATTTTGAATTAGACTCTAACCGTTTTTATTATTTATTCCCAGCCTCAAGATGTGAAAGAAACTTTTTGTCTCGGCCACGCTCTACCTGAAGTCGGTCTTCGTTTAAATGTTGTTTGTGGACTACCACCTGCGATATATTTACCTGTTCCCATACGTACTCCCCATGGAATATGTACTCTTAAAGGTGGTGTTCCATATAATTCTGTTAAATCAGCTCCACCATTTTGATAATCATTATCAGAAATACGATTAATATTACTTGATGAATATAATTTAGATGATGCTATATTAGTAGGAGGATAAACTGCTAGAGGAGTTTGTTTACTTCCTGCTACATTAGAAAAATTAATTCCTTCACCTTCTTCACCAATTAAATTTTCTTTTGCTGATTTTATCATTAATGCTTTTAATTCTGCAATGCTTGGATAAACTCCGCGTTGTACAAAATACCAATCTAAAAATACAGTCGCACAACCTGCTGCAACTGGTGCTGCACAACTTGTACCACTAAAATAACCCCACTTTCCATCACTATATGTAGATGTTGGATAGCTTGTCCATGTATATGCACCATAAGATGCAAAATCAATCATAGGACCTCTACTACTGTAATCGTCCATTAATCTATTAACGTCGTCTTGTTGACACGCAGCAATTGTAAACTGATTGTCTCCACCGTCAATTTCTGACCTTAAAATATAATAGCTTGATTGTGAGCCTTGTGTTGAACTAGTAAATTGATTTCGGCCATCACCATCTAAAGTATTTGTTACGTAAGTAGCACCGCTGTCAACTCTTATTGTATTATTCCATCGTGAGTCATCTGGATTTACAGCAACGTGCGCGTTATTACCTGCACTTTTAAAATGATAAATTCCATTATAGTTATTAAATTGAGACATAACTGTATCAAATGCAGAATATCTTGTTTGGTCAGGAACAGAAATCATCCATTTATCAGTACTATCTGCAGGGTCTTCAATAACTCTTGGAATAATTAAGTTATCTACAAATGCTCTATAATCTCCTTGCCAAGAGCTTGTGTCTTTTATACACGAAATATTACCAGTCATAGCTGGATGGAAATCACAAACATAATCATAATTAGTTGTAGCGTCTGGCATTGTAAATGTGACTGTACTTGTTCCTTGACCACTTACTCCTGGAACATTACTACCTCCAGTAGTTCTGACATACAATGGATGTCCACCAGAAGCTTGGTTGTCAATAATCACAGTATCTCCTGGATTACATACAATTCCTCTATTATTAATAGCAGAGTTTGCAGATGTTCCTTCGTAAACTCTATCTTCACCAGTAACTTCGTATGCGCTTGCACCTGAAGCTGTCATTGTGATATTCCAAGTTGCTGCTTGAACATCACCACGATTTATTGTTGTTGAATTACCATCTTCGTCATAAGCTACAATTTGATTGATGCTATCCATTGGATAGAATTTTTCGTGTTCAACTCCAGAATATCCCCATGCTCCAGTTACAACTGTTGCATTACGAACGCCAGTTGCTGGATTTACAGGTTTACTATTATGCCATTGCAATGCTGTATAATAAGCAGTAGTAACACCATCACTAAGATACATAACTCTTAATGTAGATTTTTTACCCCAACCACAATGTTTACCACCTGCTGCGCTTAATACTCCAATTGCATGAGAACTAAACCAATTAGTATTATTATTCGTAACTTGATTATTACGAGCTGAAGTCATCGAACCAGAAGTTTCGCTCCAATCCATAGGAATAAATTTAGAATCAGTAGAATCCCATTCTTCAAAATCTACATGGTCTTCGTGACCAGCATTACCTGAAGCCGGGCTACCTGCTTCAATAGCAACAATATCTACATATTCTCCTAAAAAATTACTTTTAACTGTGTCATCAAATTGATATTCAGAACCCTGAAAAAAGCCAAAAGGTTGTGTGCCATCAGCCGGGTCAAATTCACTTGTAAAAAACATATTTAAGCCAGTATGGTCAGCGCCATTACCGCTGCTTGGAATATATCTTGTTCTATATGATACTGTATTACTTTCGTATCTTGGTGTGGATGTTGGATATGATACTAAATCTACAACATCTCTTTCTGGGCCACATTCAATTACTTTATCGCTTTCAAGTAATTGAGCGCATTCTTCATCTGTGAGTTTCATGGCAATAATACCATCCCACATATCAAAGTTACAATGAACTTCCATACCAGCTGCTTCATTAGCTAAGAATGAAGCTTCATCTGTTCCTGGTTGTAGGATTAAATTGTGAATGCGTTTAGACATTTAATTAGCTCTCTAATTTTAATGCGTCGATAGTGACTGTAACTGTACCTGCACTTCCTGAATTATTTTGAATTGCTACTGGAACTTCAGTTTCTGAATTATCTAACCAACCCATAATTGATGGGGTTATTTTAAATGTTGTTGTGCCTGAAGCTGTTGCAATAAATTCTGCAATAACACCAGAACCATCTGAAGGGTCTGTTCCTTGGCTTCTACCTGCATCTGCTGTTCTTGCTGCTGTGTCAGAATATACTCTAACCCAACACTCTTTGTCTACTGTAACTTTTTGTAAAGCGAATGACTTACCTAATGTAGCATATTCAACAGAACCTGAAGCGCCATCTGCGATTGAAGCAGTTGTTTCTGCTTCTGATACACGAGATGCTCCACCTCCGCCGCCGCCACCTGCTGCAGCCCATTGGAAATCAGAACCACTCCATTGTAAAAACTCATTAGAACCTGCACTTGAAACATTTAAATGAGAATCAACATTAGAATCTGCATATTGTGTAATTGTAGATGATAAAACACCACTTGATGCAGATAATCCAGTTCCTGCAATTGCTGTAACTAAATCAGCGATTGTGTCTTTCTTAGAATTATTGGAATCATCAGCATCAATAAATCCAATACTATCTGCTGCTACATCAAGTGTTCCACCTGTTAAACTGTTGAGGTCAGTACCACCGCCTCCGCCACCGCCTGAAGCATTAATTGTAATACTATCTGCATTGGCATCAGTTGTAATTGTAACATTGGAACCAGCTACTAGAGTAAGTGTATCTGTTGCAGTATCAGCTACAACATTAGTTTGACCTGCAACTGCAATGGTTCCAAATGTATTAGCAGAAGAACCACCACTTGGTAATGCAGTCCACTGATAATCAGAACCACTCCATTGTAATACTTCGTTACTACCTGCGCCTGAAACATTTAAATGAGTATCAACAGCAGCATCATTATATGAGCCACCGCCGCCACCGCTTGCTTGTTCAACCCAAGTATATGTACCATCAGCATTTGTCTTTAATACATAATCAGATGTTTCTGAATTAGTAACATTATTAGCATAAACATAAGGAGCAAGTGGGTCTGTATAATTTAGTATTGTACCACCAGAAGTATCTGCTAAAAGCTTTCTCCATGAACCATGTGCGTAGTATAGAGAACCAGTATCATGAGCGTGGCCAATTGCTCCATGGTATGTGCTTGGACTATTAGCGGTTAGGTTTGCAAATGTATCATAATAAAATGATACTTTGTGAGGTTTTCCGTATAAATCTAAATTCCCATTGGAATCAAATATACTAGTAAGTGTTGTTGAAGTTCCAAAATTAAAATATATTTCGTTAAAATTGTCGTTGACTTTATCGAACGCATTACGTAACGGGTCACCTGACCCATCATTCGCAGATGCACCGATGTTAATTACTTGCTTGGCCACAGCAGTTTCTCCTTTAAATTATTAAATATTTATTATGCCGGTTCATGGTCGGCAGTAACATAGGTACTATCAACAGTATAGTTTGTTACTGACGCCTCTAAAATATCTGTGTTCGCTCGGTCGAGTGGCGAACCCCTTCCATCGTCATTAAATAGTCGTAAAAATCGTGCTTTAGTTGTTCCAGTATTATCATACTTATAAATGAAATCACCAAACATTTTTGAACCGGCGAGGTGAACATTTTCTTTAAGTAATTTTTCGTACTGGCTTTTATCAATAGTTGATTTAATTTGATATGAATACTCTTGATAGAAATTACTATCTTGTATTCTTATACCAGCGCTATAGTAACTATCAATTGCTTGACTATTTGCAGTTTGAGTTATATAACCATCAACGTGAGATGAAAAATCTTTCCAATATCCTTTATTTTTTCCTTGTTCTTCTGCTGTAACTGTCCCAGCAGCTAATTCTAATGTTTCATCGGCTGGATTGTATATATTAGCTTTTTGACCAGTAATATAAGCAAATCCAGAGTTGTTAACTGCAACCTCTTCGATATATCCAGTTTCGTAAACTGCTCTAGCATCAATAACTGCGTTATCACCATACGCTCTACTTGAATAATCAATTGAAACACCTGCAACTTCAAAAACATCATTATTAGTTCTTATTATATCGTTAAGTCCAGAAAGCCCATTCCACGAGTTAGGCAAAATATAAAGAACATTATTTGGTATATCAATAGAAGTTACTTCGGCAGTTGTACCAGTATTTTGTTCTGTAATAATTTCACCGCTATTAAATAAAGCGGCTTGACCTGCATTACTTAATCTTAATACTTGACCTTTCTTATCAAATTTAGAAATTAAATCATCTTTTGCTCTAGCAAAGATATCAAAATCGTAATTAGCACCTTTGTCAATATTTTCAAATAAAGTAATTTTACCAACTTGAATACCTGATATGTCAAACGCTTCATCTAAAGGTGTAGCTAAAGTAACTGGACTTGCTGAACCAGACATTGGTGCAGTAGCTTCATAGTCTGCAGCATTAAGTTGTGTAGTTAAATGTGGTTGAATTAAATCTGTAATTAAATTGACTGTTTCTACATTTGAAAGTTCTGCTATAACTTGTGTGTTAGCATTTTGTGGATTACCGTCTGGATAAAGAATACCTGGAGAAGAATCATTAAAAGCTGAAACGTTTTGTTGAATACCTGCAACTGTAAGATTGATATTTGGACTTCTGTCCATTGTAGAAATTGCACGCGTTTGGTCAAAACCGTTTGTATTTACTTTATTAGTAAACTTAACACCAATGTTAGTTTCATTTTGTCCTATAACAATTGCTTCATTACCATTTGTGTCGTTTAATCTTTCGTATGGCTCAAATTGTACAGTATTGGTTCGGTCTGTAATAATAGATTGTTCTGAAACTAAAAGACTTGTATTTGCAACTGTATATCCATAACCACCGCTATCAATTTCGTATCTTGCAACAGCAGGAGCAATCCCACTTACTTTAGTAACAATACCTTCACCGCCGACTCCGTCTCCTTCGGTTGCTTTAATTAAAACATTTTCACCAACAGTACGATCCGGTTCGAACTGGTCTGTAACTGTAAATGCACTTAAAGAGCCATTAACAGAACCAAATTCTACAAGCTCTTTATTAATGTTAGTGTAAATAGTATCATATTTTTCAAATACACCTTTTACGTTATCGATGTAAATAACAGGTGTAAATCTACCATTAATTAATATTGAATTGATTTTTGTTACTGAAGCTTCAGCTTGTGAAATCGTACCAGTAATAACACGGTTAATTAAATCAGAATAACTATATTGAACACCTAAAGGGCTAGTAAATAGATTATCGTTCGGAGTCATCTGAAGGAAATTGCCTTCTTTCCATTCAGAGTTTGAAGGTTTAAACATTTTAGTAGATGGATAAAATACTTCAATGTCATACTCTTTATAGAATGTTGCAAAGAATAATTCAATACCAGCCTTAGTACCTTTTCTACGATAAAGGTCTAATATATTTTTAACAAGAAATGGTATGATACTTTCTTTTAACTCGAGGTCAGCTAAATATTTGTTTTTATAGAAAATAAGTAAATCTTTAATTGTCGTGTCGATATCTCTATATTCAAAAAATCTTCGTGATACATAAGTTGATTGATTGGATGTTGTTTCCATCCACTTATAATAATCACGAGCTAGCTGAACTAATTCTTGCCCACTTTCACGATAGATAGCAGGGAATTGTTGATTAATAAAAAAGCTTAACGTCTTTTCTATCTGCGAATAATTTTCAGCCATTCTTTATTTTCCTGTATTAATAACCGCTGCCACTGCTTGAATTATTATTTGTTAGTGTTCCAATTGCAGAGGAAGAAGCAGTTGTACCAGTAGTTGGTTTCTCATCAATTATTAAATTAACTTTTACATCATCATCTCTTATAATAAACACACGACCTTGCGGTGCAGATATATCACTCTTCTTAGTACGAACCATTATTTTAATTGCTCTTCCGTCATATGCTTCAACTTCGACTGTATTTAAAGTCACTATTCCATTTACGTAATCAACAGTACCGACATTAGGTTTAAATATTGAAGGATTTGTTGCATCATCAACAATAAACATTAAATTACCTAAGCCGTCGTCTTGTATATAAACACATGTTCCATCTACATCAAATGGTGTACTCTTTACTGCAGGTTTATATTCACTAAATCCGTTTGCTTCTCTAAATGGATATGGTTTAACTAATTCAGTTTCAAATTTAAACGATGGTGTTACTCGAGTATTAACAACTGGACTCCAATCAATAATTGGCATAATAGTTAATCCTGTACTTTGTATTGCAGTATCAACAGCATCAACTTTGGCAGTTAGTTTACTTCCTCGTAATTTTGTATTAAAATCTTCTAATGTATTTTCTGAATAATCATTAATTGCAGCTCGTACTAATGACTCGAGTTCGTCTTTTGATTTTTCTGTACTCTTATTACTATAAACGATATCAGCAACAACATCTGCATATACAAATTTTGTTTGTACAAATATCGGTTCAATACTTAACGGGCTCTTTTCTGCCAAATAGTTAATATAAGTATTTGCAAGTGTTGAACTAATACTTGTTGTTTCTGAATCTAAATAAACTGAAACAGCAACACGACCAAATTGAGGCGGGTCAAGTTCTTCACCACCATAAGCACTTACTGCTGTAATTTCTGGAAATGCTTGTTGTAATAATATTTCATAATCTTTTGTTGTTACTGCGCGCTCTTGGACTGCTAACGATTTAGGTGCAAAGTATCGAATAGATTCCATACTTTCGCGCTCTTGGCCACCAGCTGCTGCATTGATAGTTGTTACGTCTATAGTTGCACCTTCAATAAAACTTGCGCTAAATGAGTCTGCACCATTTGCTAATTCACCAGAACATACACGATATCTTACACGTACATCTTCAAACTCTTCTGGTTGTAAACCAAATTCGTTTTTACCAAAATAAACTGCATATCTGTTATCTAAATAAGGCTCTAAATAAAATACTTTATCGTCTGGTTTAACACCATAAATTGTATTAGCACGAGTAAATATATTTCTATTTTCTGTTTCTTCAGCGTCAACGAATACAACGATAGAGTCTGTATCAACTTCGTCATTTGTTAATTGAACACGAAGTACTCCATCAGCATCAACAATAAATCCTTCTCTTTGGAATGATGCCAACATTGACCCTTCAAAAATTTGTACGTTATCTGCTACGAATGTATCGGGTGCTATTCTTCTTGCAACATATGTTTCGTTAGTTACAAAGGTAAATAACTCACCTTGGTAATTTGCTGTAAATGTAGAATAAGTTGGAATTGTAATTGTAGTATTTGTTTCTTCTGTATCAGTAATAGTAACACGAACTGTAGCTGTTGCTGATTTACGAGAGCGAGGAATATAATTTAATTCTTTTGCATGAGAAACGATTGAGTTCTTTAGGGCGGCCGAGTCTAAAAACATCTCATTCATTGTCATGTTTGTGTAGTAATTATTTTGGAAAGTATTAAATGCTAGTACATCAAGTAATGCACTCATATTTGAACCTTCAAAATTATAATCTTTGAATTGAGTCTGCGTTTGCAAATATGATTTAAACTGATTTTTGATTGCGTCAAAATCCAGTTCAGTAATTGGAGTTTTTGGATTGGCCATCTTATCTTATCCTTTCTAAAATTAAATCAAGTGTGATTGGTCTGTCTACGTTTCGAACGTAGAATTGTATTACAACACTTACTTGGTTATCGTCATATAAACTTGAAACTGACACATCAATAAGTTCAGCTCTTGGTTCGTATGTTATAATTGTTTGTCTGCATCTATTTTCTATTTTCTTTAATGTTGCTGGGGTAATGTTATCAAACAATAATGCATTAATACCGCCACCGATAAATGGCTGCATTAATCTTTCACCTGGATTTGTTAAAATTAAGTTTCTAATACTTTCTTTTACAGCATCTTCATCTTTAAGTAAAGCTAAATCTTTTGATATAGGACTAACACGCAAATCTTTATGAAAGTCACTATATAAGTTTGGCTTTTTACTTATAGGTGTTTTTACATTAATTGTCATCTTGGTATTTCTCTTATATCTAAATGGATATGTGTGTCATAAATTACAATATATTTAAATCCACTTTTTAAAGCATTATTTGTAAAGACTTCAGTCCAATCTAAACTACCTGGATTTTCTTTAAAAACACTATCCATTTTAATATCTATAACAAGTCCGCCCATGTGAATATCATCTTTGGGCCCAGGTGGCTCTAAATTTTCATTATATGTTTTATTTATCCAACCATTAGTAATTATAAACTGAATACCATAAATTGATTGTAATCTTTTTAAATAAACTTTAACGTCTAAATCTACGTTAGTATATGCTTTTCTGCCTATACCTTCTTTTTCATCAAAAACTTTACCTTGCACTTTCCATTCACTTGCGGACCCTTTAAAAACTGCTCCACAAGATGGTAAAGATTCATAATCATCAGCTGTAATTGGTTCAACAATAATTGGTTCTTCACCAGTTGGTGTTAATCTCTTAACACCATTTTCACCATTCCAATCCCCTTGTAATCTATTTATGTCATTTCTTCTCTGTTCAGCTGAAAATCTTATAGCTCCATTACGAATTGCTGTTGATGTATTAGCATTTGAAATTGTTTGAAGTCTTCTAACTATTCTTTCGTAACGATTACCGTAATCATCTAATGGGTTTTTAATTTCATTTATGAGTGCTTCAATATTAGATGCTAGAGCACAGAATCTAAGTACTAAGAATTGAGCTGATTCTAAATCAAGGTTATCAAATAATCCAACTGCATAATTTATAAAGCCTTTGACTTTATCTTTAATTTTTAGTTTTTCTTCGTCACTTAAATCTTCACACAAACTTTCTTTCACGGTCATAATATATTTTGTATGCTCTTTATCAATAGCTGTAACAAAATCTTGTATATGTTCTGAAGGTTTAAAGTTATTAATAGCATCTTCAAGCTTTGCCCAAGCTTCTTCGATAACATTAAATATTTTCTCTTCAACTTCATCAATTATTTTTTGAATAATTGCTTGCTGAACAAAAGCTGGAAGACCTTCATAATCTGCACTTAATTTCTTATAAAGATTTTTAGCGTCAGTAATAATTGCATCAACTTGTCCAATTAAATCATAGAATGAATCAATCTGATTAAACAGATTTTGCATACTCTTACAGAAACCACCTAAAATACTTTCAAATATATCACCAGCGTAATATTTGTCTAAGTCATTAAGCAATTTTACTGGTGCTTGATTTAATACTTGATTTGGTGTATAATTAAATGCTTGTATAAAATCTGCAAATTCAATACTTGTAATATTACCACGTTCCCATCTATTATTTAGTGATGGATAACCTTCAGCACCGTATGAACTTTTAAAAGTTGTATTTAAATACTCGTTTACATCATAAAAATTATCGTACTTATTAAATGCAATTGCAACAGGATTAGTTTCACCTTGTTGTAAAATATTTTCAGTAAGGTCTGCAGTAAAAACGTCAATGGCTGCTAAAGTATATGAGCCATCAGAATTTGTAATAGGACCAGAATTAATAGCTTCTCTATTAATAATTGTTTGACTTCTTTTATCTACGCAAGAACTAGCCATTAGGTTTCACCTGCTTCCGTTGCTAAAGATATTATTTCTTGTGTAAACGCATTTTGAGATTCGTCTTGGTCACTACAGAATCCTATTGAATGTCCCTTAGCATTATAGATATTATCTTTTGTATACACGTTATAAGTTGGAGGCTCAGGCATTTGAGCTCTTGTAATACCTAATCCGCCTTGCGGTAACACGTTAATATCAAATCCAAAAACTGAGAATGGTGATGTTAATACTGATGCTATGAAACCAGGGCCATTTCCATTTGGATACGCAACACCTGAAACTTGACCTGGAACAAATGAAGGTATAGCTAAGCTTATTGCTGGAATAGTAATTGGTGGTATCGTTGGAATAGCTGGTACAGTTGGAAGTGTCATAATACGACCTGGTCCAGGCAGACAAGTGCCACCGCCCGATGGTGCAATAGGTGGAGGTGCTGCAAGAATTGTTGTATTAACAGCCTTTGCTGTAATAGCAGTTGCATTTAATGCTAGTCCACAATTTATAGTTGGTGCTGTTAACACACCAAAATTACCAGTTGTAGCATTAACTAATCCATTAATACCCACTACTGTTGGAATAGCAGTTGGTATTGTATCTGTACTAAACCCACCAATATTAACAAAAGGTGCATTAATATTAAATCCGCCTACTGGATTTACAGTAGCACTACCAGTAACACCAGGCACAGGTGGAGCTAAACCTTTAGCTGTATTAATAATTTGTCCGAAAGAATATAAATGAATATCACCTGCTGCAGAAAAACGAACTGCTTTATTTGCATAAGCACTGAATGTTAATAATGCAGTATTTTTAATATGACCTGAAACAGAATTGATTTGTTTTTCAGATTCCATTTTAATATTATTTCTACCAAATATAGTAACATCTTCGGCATTACCTTCGAGTTTAAGATTTGCGCCTCTAACATGTGCTGTCAAACCAGCATTATGATAAGAGTTACCACCAACTGCAACTTCGTGTTCACCGTGTACTATCTGCTTGTAATTACCATAGATTTCTTCTGTTTTATTACCATTAACATAAACATGAGAATTACCGTTAATCGTAACTACTGAATGACCTGATGATTCGTGTTTAGTACCAATATTAATTTCGTAACGATCGCCTTGAGCTCTTTCTGTAACACTACCTTTAGAATCAATCTGGATATATGCGCCAGAGCCATGAGTAATTTGAATACGTTCTGCACCTGGCGTATCATCAATTTCAATACTATGTCGCGCAGTTTCTATAACTCTATTATATGGATATTTCGCAGCGTAAGCTGGTGACGGTTCGTCCCAAGTTTCTTCAGAGTCTGCAATCTTTTGATTTTGTTTTGAATTAGTATATTGTTTAGCTAAATATGTTTCATCTAAATATTCAGCACGAGCAAGTCGAGAATTTTGAGGTTGACCAATATCTCTTGGTGAACTACCCTGTGCTAATAGCTCTCCGTCATAAGGAGGAGTGACTCCCCACCTTGCTTCTGTGGGTTTGTGTTTTTCTACATATTGGCCCGGTACTAATCCAAGTATCAATGGATGTTGACCTTCATCACCGTCTGTAAACATTCCAAACACAAAAGAGTTTAAAGGTGGTGGTGGATTATTAGGGTCAAAATTACCAGCTACACAAATTGCCCAAGGTAATGCTTTAGTTGGAATTTCTTCTTCTGTATTTTCACCGTGAACACCAAAGGCACGAACTTGCACCCGACCTTGAAATGTTGGGTCAACATTATTTTCTACTACCCCAATGAAAAACATTGGTTGTTTTATTCCCATTCCTCTCATTAACTATTTAATCCCACTGCATTTGCTATGTTTGTTTTCTTACCTTTATCAAAACCTGCATCACTATAACCATATTTACTTAATTGTAAACTTGTTACTAATTGACCATCTTGAACTATTTGCTGTGAAGAAATTACTAAGTATCTTCCGCTTAATCTTTTATTTAAGTTTTCTTGCCTTGCGTCATTTACTTCTTTCATATTTAAATCTATAACATTACCTGCTTGAATATCTAGACGACCAGTTGTTGTTGCTGAGCATGCCGTTGAACCAGCATGATTTAAAAACATATTTCTTCTTGCTGCTAATTCCGACATATTTGCGTTTGGTCTAAACGCACCAGAATTTTTTCCACTCCAATCTCTAATAATCATCATTTGCTTAGCATTTTCATTTGTAAAAGTTTCTTTAATAAAATCTTCTGTGTGCGGGTCTGTATCTAATTTTTCTATTTTTTTACCACTAGAGCCAGTAAATTTTCTAAATTCTTTCAAGTAACTATAGTTTTCTCTTGTTGCTGTTCTTCTTAATATATCGATTTCAAAAATTGTAGTATTATAATACCCATCATTTAATTCTGAACCAATATCAACGTGAGCGTTATTACTAAAAGTCGAGAATGTTTCAATTTGTTCTCTTGGATTTTGGCCGTCTAATTCTACATAAGGCATATAATTCATTTTCTTTATTATTTGTTTATTTAGTTCAGCGTATTCATATAACCATTCATCAGATACAAAATAGAATCCATCATAATTTTCAAAAAATCTAAACATTGGAGTTGTCACTGAGCGCTCTGAGCTTAATGCTCTTTTACAAACATAAGTTATCGCTTCTTGTGGCGTATAGTCCGGTATTGTTATAGACATATTCTTTTTGGTTTGTTCGACATAAAACTTACGACCTGGGTCATTTGTTATTGAATATACTTTGGTTCCTGTCGGAAGTTGTTCTGGCACAGCAGTTTCACTCATTTTACTAAAATATTTTTTAAAAATATCTTCAACTATTTTTGAAGCTGGCTGGTTCATAAACGCTGTTATAATACTTCTTTTTGCAGCTTCATAACTCACCTTAGCCATCCAATGAATATCATACGTCATAGATTTAATATTAGAATCTATATCAATACCATCAATTTTAATTACTTGACAATTAAGTTTGATTTCTGTTTGTAAATCATAACAATAAACTTCAAGCTTTAATTGTTCTTCTGCTCTAATTTCAAAATTATCTAACAATCCAATATTATCTAAAATTACTACAGAACCAGTAAGTGCAGTACTTACAATAGATTGAGAAAAATTAAATGCGCCAATCATACCAGTAATGTCAATAGGCTTATTAGCACCTTCTCTATTGAATGGTATTATTTCAGCTCTTCTGATTTCGCATCTTGATGGATTGAAAGTCCCGTCTGCCATGATAATTATTCACTCACTGCGGTTTGGAATTCTCTAGTAATTTGACTTAAAAATGTTTTGTCAAATAAGTATATTTCCTTTTTATTATTGTTTAGTGTTTCTTCGTACTCGTATATACGATAAGGTTCCCATTCTTCTGGGATAATTCTTTTAATAATAATTTTTGCACCTTGTTCTGTTCTCATAATCACTCTATCTTCTCTACGGAGATAGATTGTTCTAAACGATTCGGGTGCTAATAAAATTTCGTCTACTGCTGCCATCTGTTATACTCTCTTCACGTAGAATAAAATGTTATCATCATTGTTGGGGTCTCGAGTCCAATCAATAACATCTTCACCGACCTCTCCAGATTCTTCCGTGTATTTTGCTACTAAGTAGTCATTAAATGTTTGTGGGTCCATTGGCCATTCATAATATGGGTCGATAATATTATTTGCCATATACACAATCCATACGTAATCGACTGACCCATAATAAAACTGTGCTATATCTTCGGCGCGTTCTCCTTCTTTAACTGTATAAGGATAATACAAATAAGGATTGTTACTTATTGCACGAACAAAATTTGTGCGTCTAGAAATATCTCGTATTCTACGACCTTCGTATTCAATAATTGGAAAGTTTTCAAAATATTTCATTATGAGTTGGCCCCGCGATACCCGGTTTTAGTTTTAACAACAGTTTGAACTTCTTCAGTAGGTGGAGGTGGAAAATCATCACGTGTTTGAATTTGTACTTCACTGAATGACACAGTAAGTGTAACTGCTGCTGGTACACCACCTTTAATAATTGAAACCTGACCACCTGCGCCATAATCTACTGAAATATTACTAATCATACATCTTTTAAATCTTGTAAATTTACTTTCATCAACACCTAATAAATTTAGAGATACAATATCTGGATATTTTAAAAATGCTCTAGCAAGAAATCCGTCATTACTATCAGCTCCTTCAACTTCAGGTAAAGAACGAGACTTTAAAAAATAAACAATATTTTGTATTGCTTTAGTATCATCTTCATTAGATGGAAATAAATCCCAGCTAAATGAAAAATTACGTAAATCTACACCAGTAAATCCTAATGTTTCTTGTGGATTGACAGTACGTTGTGAAGCAGCACTAATTGACCTAGCTAAATCTCCACCAATAATATTTCTTGCAAGATAACTTGCAATAGCAGCTGTTTTTTCAGTGCTCATACCTTGCATACTTCCAACTGCATCTGTTATCGCTTTAACAGGGTCATCAAAAAAATCTTTAGAACCTGCACGAATACTTTTAAGTGCAGATTTTGCAGAAGCTGCAAAATTTTCCAATGTACTTGCATTGTCTCCACCGGACATTCCAGCTACAGCTGAAGCTGTTCTTTCGTATAAGAAATCTCTTTCAAAACTTTGTATTCTAATATTACTACTGTCAGTTAATGTTCTTGGAAATGGTAGCTCAACAGTAGATGTGCTTGCAATATCAGCTCTTGAACCAATAGTATCAACAAAACCTAAGTTTTCAGTATTAGCTTTTTTCTCAGAATTAATACTTGCAATATATGTACTATAATCATATTCTTCAAAAGTCAACAAAATACCATGCGGCATTGGCTTGTTTGCAGGAAAAGAAAAAGCAGCAAACTTTGCTTGGTTTCTTCTTTCTCTAATTAATTCAGGTCTCGCTGTCATTTCTATCTCTTTTTAATAAATAGTAATTGGATATTTTAGATTATTTATACGGAGTTGCGAAAATAGATTATGGCTTATAGAGGGAGATTTAAACCCGCAAATCCGCAGAAATACAAAGGGGACCCAACTAAGATTATTTATCGGTCTTGGTGGGAACGAAATGTATTTTCGTGGCTTGATAAACATAAAGATGTGATATGGTGGCAATCAGAAGAAGTCATTGTTCCGTATAGGTCACCAATAGATGGAAGAGTACATAGATATTTTCCTGATGTTATTGTCCATAAATATGATGGGAATGGTAAGAAGCATACTGTAATGATAGAAATTAAACCTTATAAACAAACGCTTCCACCAAATCCTGCAAATAAAAATAAGACACCTACAGGTCGGGTGTCGCGAAGATATCTTAACGAGGTTAAGAATTATGGTATTAATAGCGCAAAATGGAAAGCAGCTCGGTCATACTGTGCAGACCGCGGTTGGCAGTTTGTAATTATGACAGAAAAAGACGGAATAGCAGGTAAATAATGGCCATCACAAATTACGCAAAATTATTACAAGAAGCAAAATCAGTTGCTAAAGGTACTCATCGTGGTACCAGCGTGTTTGCAGATATATTAGTTAAAGGTATTCGCACGGGTGAAGTGCCAGCTCGCTCAAGGACTGCGCGCGTTTGGTATCGAAATCAAGCAAAGAAAATCAGCAGAACAGGTAGTGGAAGCTCTGGTATATCTGGTGCATCGATGATTGCAACAGGTTTAAAGGAAGGTGGTAATAGAGTTAAAAATATTTTAGAACCTGGTATGATGTATACATTTGCATACGACCCCAAGTATAAAGATACACTTCCTTATTATGATAGATTCCCTTTGATTTTCCCAATAAATAAAACAAAGGGTGGATTTATGGGAATTAATTTCCATTATTTGCCGCCTACGATGCGAGCTCAATTAATGGATGCATTATATAAGATTACGAACAATAAAAGATATGACGAGACTACCAGATTAAATTTAAGTTACGATTTATTAAATAGCGCTGCTAAATTTAGATTCTTTAAACCAGCGTTGAAGCAATACCTAAATAAACAAATGAAATCTCGTTTTATTTACATTAACCCAACAGAATGGGATATTGCATTGTTCTTACCATTAGCACAATTTGAAAAAGCATCGAAACAGCAAGTTTATGCAGACAGCAGAAGAATGGTAACGAGGTAAATATGTCTTTTAGTATTAGTAAATTTAAAACAACTTTTGATAAGTATGGTGGTCCTGCTCGTCCTAACTTGTTTGAAGTTATTATTTCTAAACCACAAGAACCAAACTCTAATATTGACCCAACAAGAGAATTTTCGTTTTTCTGTAACAGTGTAAACTTTCCAGGTATTGGAGTCGAAACAGGTCAATTCACAGCTGTATCACAACTGACTACAACATTTCCATTAAGAATGCAAGGTCAACCTATCAGTGCTAATTTTATGCTTGATAGTAATCATCAAATACTTTCTTTTTTCCACAATTGGATGCAAAGAGTTATGAATTATAGTACAAAGGGTGGTCCTTATGCTTCTATAGATGACCAAGGAGAAGGAAATCCCGTTGGAATGTTACCATACGAGCTTGGTTATAAAGATGATTATGGATGCAGAATGATTATTCGTCATTATTCAACTGAGTCTTTTGGAAAAGAAGATAAGTATTATGAAGTTACTATGGAAAACGTATTTCCAACAACAATTCAAGATGTTGCTTTGGATTGGGGTAATAATGACCAACTTATGATATTACCAGTATCGTTTGCTTATGACCGTATTTGGTATTCCAATGACAGAACAGGTAATCCATCTGTACGAACAGGTGGCGGATTTCTTGACACTTTATCTGATTTAGCTAAATTTGTTGATGTAACAAAACAAACAATAAATCAAGGTAAAATTACAAGTATACAAGACGCAATTAACAGATTAAATAGAGTTAGAAATTCTTACGATAATTTATCTAGTTTCTTTACACCACAAGAAACAGCTGAAGGAAGTAAAGAAAATAAACCAGCAAAAGACCCAGGTAAGACATATACTCCTACCGGTACGGATTTTGTTGACCAATAAATTTTTATATTATATTAGGAGAAATATATTATGGCATTGCCAAAAATTGATATTCCGATACAGGAACTTACAATTCCTTCATCGGGTGAAAAAATAAAATATAGGCCTTTTACAGTAAAAGAAGAAAAGATTCTTTTAGTAGGCCAAGAAAATAATGACGCGACAGCTCAAGTATTAGCTGCAAAGCAGGTTGTTAATAATTGTTTAATTGATTACGATGTTAGTAACCTTGCAATGTTTGACCTTGAATATGTAATATTATATTTAAGAGCAAGAAGTATTAATAATGTTATAGAATTTTCAATTATAGATGAAGAAACTGAAGAGCGTGTATCAGTTGAAATTGATATTGATGAAGTTCAAATCGTTAGAAATGACGAACACACTAATGAAATAATAATTAATGATGATTATAGGTTATTCTTAAAATATCCTACTATTGATGAATTTGCTAAGTTAACGACTATGAACCCAGATGACCCGTTAACAGATTATGTGATGTTAACTTCTTGTATTGATTACTTAGCATCTGACGATGAAGTACATTATTTTAAAGATTATAAACAAGAAGAAGTTGATGATTTTATGGAATCATTAACTACAAAAACGGTTAAAAGTATTGCGACCTTTTTTGAAACTATGCCTAAATTAAAGCACGAAATAAAATATACTAATTCAAAAGGTAATGATAAAACTATAGTTGTGGAGGGCCTACAAACTTTTTTTACTTGATGCTGAGCCACATGAGCCTACAAGATTATTACCAAATAATTTTTAGTATGGCCCAGCACCATAAGTATTCAATCTCTGAAATTGAAAATTTATTGCCATACGAAAGAGATTTATATTTTGATATGTTAGTACAGCATATAAAAGAACAGAACGATAAAATAGAACAAGCTAGAAACGGATAAAACTAAATGGCTACCAATTTAGAAGACATTAGAAAACGACTGATACGAGAAGGCGAGCTTGTGCGTAATGATGGCGCACATTCTATAAAATCTGTAAAAGAAGTTTTAACAGACCAACTTAAGCCAGCGCTTGAGGCGATGTCTGCTTCTATGGCTGGATTTAAAGGTGGTTTAGAAAAACAAACAAAGCTTGAAAAATTACGCGATGAAAAACAATATAAGCTTGAACAATTTAATAGTGATGAAGAACGTAAGGCATATGAAAAACAACACGCAGAGCAAATAAAACTAGAGCAACAAATTGCAACTGAAGATGCTAAGCAAAAAAGAAAAGACCAAATAGAAGCTCAACGAAAAGATATTAAAATATTTGGTAAAGATGGTGTTTTAGCAAGTACTATAAAGAAAACATTTACTATTATCGGAAGAACTTTAATGTTTGGAATTATAGGCGCCGTTGGTTATGAAGTTTTAGCGGGAGCAGCTGAAGCTTTAATTCCAAAATTCTTTGGTAGAGATGTAAATCTACCGACTATATTTGAAGGATTTGAAAAAGCAGGCCAAGC